TGGGTTCTGCATTTTTTTCAAACGGCCCGTGTGGGGTTACGCAAGCGCCGACCCCCCGCCGGGGGCCACCCGCCGGGGGGGGTCTCGCGGGCGGCCGGAATCGCCCGGCGCGCCGCCCCTAGTGGAATCAGGCACTTACGCGCCCCCCGCCGTTGAAGAGGGGGGGATTGTCCGCAGGGTGGTCAAAATGCCTCCGATTTTACATAATGGGTGTTATGCGAACTACGCGCGCAAGTGCCTGATTCTACACGCATTTGCGCTGCGCCCCCGATGTTACACCTCGAGCGCGCGCGGTGCAGATCGCCAAGAGCGGAGTTATCCACAGGTTATCCACAGAGTTATCCACAGGCCGGCCTTAAGAACGCGCGCGCGGATCACGTGTCCGTCGAGGTGTCGCGCGTAAGCTTTTCCGGCTCCTGCACGCTCACCGTCCGCATCAAATCGCGCACGGCTGCAAGATGAAGCGCGGTCGTGTCGGTGATGCGCACGTCGCTCTGGATCTTGTTGCCCCAGCGCTTCGGGTCAAGCCTTTCGGCCAGCCATTGGCGCGCACCCATGGCCACCTTCGCGGCGTTCGGGTCGATCTCCTCCTGCTCGACCTTGTGCGCCAACTGCTCGATGCGCTCCGCGTTCGCCAGGGCGCGCGCGTTGCGGACGATCTCGTAGCGATCCATCAAGGCCGGGTCAGCCTGCATCTTGCGCCACAGCACGCCGAAGGGAACATCACCGCTCGACGTGAAGGCCCGCAACGAGCCGCCCTCGGCCAGATGGTCCCAGAGCTGCTCCCAGAAATCAGGGTGCGCCATGATGGCGTGAGCCTTCTCCCGCCTCGCCCGCTTGATTGGTGTCCCTGCCATCAGTCGCTCACGTGCACGAAGGTGCGCACGTCCTCGTAGTCCATGTCGTAGTTGTCCACCGCCACCACATCGAAGTTCGACCACCGCCGTCTAGGCTCTCTCGGCTCCTGCCGCGTCGCTCTAGGCAGCGGCCTGGCGCGCACCTCCTCGGCGTAGACGCGTTTCCAGACCCGCTCCGAGGTTGTGAACCGGAAACCGCAGGTCAGGCACTCACGCCGGCGACGAGCCTCGGCCGGAAGCTGATAGACCTTCACGACCTCAGACGGCTTGGCGCACTTCGGGCAGCGCATCAGCGCTCCGGCAGCTCGAACTTCGCCATCTTGAGCCAATCGTCCAGAGGCTGCACCACGAGGAACTCGCGTTTGTCGCCGCGGCAGATCACCACCGGGATCTCGTAGGGCGCGCACGCCGCCTTCGCCTGGTCGATCCACTCGTAGACGGCGATGGACTTGCGGCGCTTGACCTCGACCACGAACCGCCCGAGCCGGATGTCGCAGCCGCCATCCCTCGCCTGGCCGAGCTCACGCTTGACGACCCAGCCGACCGCGGCGGCGATCTTCTCGCACACCTCGCGCTCGGTCTCGGCCCCTCGTTGTCTCTGGCGCTTTCCCATCACCACCTCGCAGATTCGCGGCCCAAGTCTACCGCATGGCACAGGTGTTCAATCAAGGGCTTGAGGCGGCGCTTCATCCGCATCCGCTCCTTCGCGAGTCTGGATTGCTCACGCCGCCGCTCGATGTTCTTGGACCAATACTCGCGGTGATAGGCCGTCCGCTTCTGATTCGGCCGCCACCCATCCGGCTCCCTTGCCTCATCCACGGCGTCAGCCAGGACGAGCCGGACGCGGTTGACCTCGACCGTCTGCCGCGCCATCTCGGCGACCTGCTCAAGCCGGGCCTTCTCCCGATGCGCCATCTTGTGCCACCGGTGCGGCAAGCCGCCCGTGTTCTCGGTCCCGCAGAACGGGCAGAGCTTACCGCGCGCCATGCCAGGACGGAGCCGGGTCGTACTTGGCGTCTTCGGCCAACTGCTTGGCCCCCTCCACGGTGTCGGCGACGCCGATCCATCGCGGGATGAACCTGCCGTCAGGGCCACGCCGCCAGAGCACGTGCTCGGTCTTGTCGCCGACCGTTTGGGACCGGATGGCGAACCGGCCGCACTTGGACTGGAGTTGCCACCGCTCGTCCTCGGTCCACTCGAGCGGCCCGGTGTGACGGAACCCAAACCTGCCCTGACTCACAGCGGCCACCTCGGGTCTGTACCGACCTGGCCGGCGGCGTCCTGGTAGTGGACGACCTTGGCGGCGAAGTGGGCTTGGAGGGTCTTAGCCACCCGGAAGCCTTCCTCCCCCAGCCCCTCGACCATCCTCCGGCCGAAGGCCGTCTCGGTCTTGGCTGGTTCAAGCTCCAACCTCGGGTACGGTACGGAAAGTACGAGTCCTAAAGGACTCTCGTACTTTTCGTACCCGGTTCGTACGGTACGAACAGGTACGTTTCGTACTTTTCGTACTTTTCGTACCTCATTCTGTCTCATTTCCGCCACGGTTATTTACCCTCCTGAGACAGTTTGTACCCCCCCACGGTGGCCGCCATGAAGGGCGAAAAGGCGAGCCCCTCGGCGGCCGTGTGGGCGGTCGTCTTGCTCATCCCGCACTCTCTGGCGACCTGTCGAAGGTCTGGCAGCGCCCAGATGAGCTCCGTCTCGGAGCCTCTCTGGCGTTCCCGCAGCGCCCCCAAGAGTTGACGCTGCGCCTTGCCCTGCGGCATCGGCTCCGGCCCCCTGCGGGCCTCTGCCTCGGCCTCGCGCATGATGAGCGACTTGATGGGCTGGCCGTACTTGTCGCGCCGGCCGAGGTCGATCTCGACGGCTTGGTAGCCGAGCGGTGCCATGGACGCGGTGTCCTTGAAGCGCTCGCGGGTGACGGTGACGGCCATGGCCTGCACGTCCGGGCGCTCGACGATGTACTCGGCGTCGGGGTTGGCCATGAGGGCGCTGGCGCCGCGCGGCCGCTTGCTGTCGCCGTGGCCCGAGTGTGCGACGAGGAGCACCGTGGCCGTGTACCGCTCACGCAGGCCGATGGTGAGCTTGGAGAGGTACTCGGCGACCTCCTGGTTGCTGTTCTCGTCGAGCCCGGCGCTGAACTTGCTGAAGGTGTCCACGACGATGAGCGCCGGGCGGATGCCGGCCTCGTCGATGCCCTGCTGCAGGGACTGCATGTCCGACTCGGCGTTGAGGTTGGCGACGGACTCGAGGGCGAGGAGCCGGTCGTCCACGGCGCGCCCGTGTTCCTGCATCCACGCCTCGGCGCGCCTGCCGAGCCCTGCGCCCTCGCCGGAGAGGATCACGACCGGGTTGTCTGCGGCGGCGATCCGCATGGCCCAATCGAGGGCGATGAACGACTTGAACGACGCGCGCGGCCCGGCGAGCACGGCGAGCACGTTGGCCTCGAGCACGTTGTGGATGAGCCAAGTGGCCTCGCGCCGCTCGGCGACGATGGCGCCGATGGTGCGCAGGGTGAGGCGGCGGCCGGGCGTTGCGCCCGTGCTGCCGCCCGTCATGGTTGCAACCTCGGGCTCAAGGTTGCGACTCATGCCTCTGGCCTCTGGAACGTCGCTGTAATCGGGCGTCGGCTCCTCGCGCGGTGGCGGGCCGATGCGCACGGCCTCGGGGATGGGAGTCCAGCCGCCTGCCTTGGCGGCGCTGAACACGCTCCCGAGGGTGACGCCGCGCGCGCGGTCGAGGTGGAAGCTCTGCCACCGGTACTCGATGTCGGCGCGGCCGGCGTAGGAGGCCGGCAACTCCCCGGTGATGCCGCCGTAAGACCACGAGTCCCAGAGCTCGAGGCCGTCGTCTGCGCCGCCCGAGGCGTGGTGCAGGGCCATGCCGACCATGAGCCAGGCGTCGTAGCCGACCGGGTCGATGTAGGCGAGCGCCTCGGTGATGCGCGGCAGGTCGCGCTGGAAGTCCTGGCTGGTGCCGGGCTTCGGGGGGAGTTTCTTGGCGATCTCGGCGGGCAGCTCAAGGTCCATGCGGCGCTCGTCGATGAGCCCGGCGGGCAGCGGCTGCAGGTCGCCGACAGGGCCGCTCTGGCCGTAGTGCAGCGGCCACCAGATGATGTAGCCGCCCTCGGCGCGGATGTCGAGGCCGTCGCGGCGCACCTTGCCGAGCGTGACGGAGACGCCGCCCCTGATCTTGACGCCGGGCGGCAGGGAGAAGAGGTAGTGCCGGCCGCCGGAGCCGCCGCCGGTCTGGTGGACGCGGGTGGCGACGAGCACGTCCTGATGCTCGCTG